CCATATCATGGCCCTAAGGTATTGCGGAGATTGTGCAAAACAGATTAGCACGAGCGCCCTACATTGCCCGCGTTGCGGTTGGATCACGCGCTGGGGCCATATAGAAATCAGGACCGGCCTACCTATGATATTATCTCTTATAATTATTTTTCTGAGCTACGCAGTGCTATAACAACTCCTGATTTTTTTGCGATTTTTGTTACGGAGTATTTTTATGGCGTTAGAGCGCTGTCTGGATTGTAGCGAGCAGGTTAGTTCGGGAGCTTGGGCATGTCCATACTGCGGTAAGCTCATGAAGCAAGGCCGGTTTGTCTTGTTTATGCGTGCGGTCACTGTCGCCGCACTGTTTTTCTTTTTAATTTACCACTTCTCTTAACGCTGCGATGAGGTGGTCCCACATTGCTGGACAGCTTGGCGGCATGATTTTGACCACGATCTTCTTGGTTTCAGCGCTCTTATAGATCGCGTCCGCCGATGAAATCCCTTTTGCGAAAGAACTCCTAGATACATCGCCCACCTGCGATAGCGCGGCGGCGGTCACCCCGGCCTCTGATGCATTCGATCGGGAAGACTACAAGGAGATTGCACGCCTGGGATGCAGATTCGCGACTCCGGAAAAACTTAAGGCAATCGCTTTACGCTGCGAACCTTCGTACTTGGATTACAAGTCCAAGAATTTCTCGTACCCAATCGCACAGGATCCAAACTTGCCCAAGGGCATTTGCGAAATAGAAGTCTTCCTGCCTAACGGTTGGAAGGCCATACTGTATACTCATGTCAGAAACTTCGCGTGGTGGGACTAAACGCCGCGTGTAGTTGGCCCAATAGTAAGCCACCCCTATCTCGACTGTATTGCCATCATTCATCATTGCATACCGTGTGGGTGAAAAAAGTGAGCTTTGGTCTCCACCGGCGAAGCGCGGCGCTCCGGCGAAGAACGAGGCCGGCGCCACGCGATCCGAAACCGACAGCGGCCCAACCCGGCCACCGCCGTGAAACTCCTCGGACAACACACCTTGCGCGTCAGGATACGCAGGATGTCCTGTTCCAAGCCCTGCAGCACATCGGAGAGGCGCCTGCCTTTAACTACGGCGTCCTCGAACGACGACGCAAAGGTGAAACCCAAATCGCGCGCGGCGCCGTCGAGGTTGCGCAGGGTGTCTGCCAAGACCGGGTTCCCCTGATAGTTAATGCACCGCCCGATCTGGAAACCGCCGCTTCATTGCTTCGAGCCGTTCGACCTCTTCCTCGCTCAAGGCGCCATCGTCTTTTTGGACGCAGTTGACGCTCACCCAATCCTCGAACGCGGCCCAGAATTCCTGAGGCGTCGCGGCCCAGAACACCGGCGGCGGCCAGCCGAGACGGCCGAGGGCGATCTTCATGTAGGCTAGGACGTAGGCGCTTCCACCGCTGGACGTTTTGACTTGGGCGCCGCCTTGGCTTTTTTTTCCTCGTGCCCGCCAAAGGCATAGCTTTGGCAAAAACTTACCAGGGCCATGACGATGCCGAGAGAGCCTTGCGCGACGATCCGCTCTCCCAGTTTATCCAACTCGATCGACGCACCCGATTGCAGGATGCAAGCGTGGGTGAACTTGACGAGATCTTGCGCCGTGATCTCGGCCCGTTCCAGCTTGCGGCCCATATCGAAGAGGTTGGTGCCGATCGCGTCTTCGATCTCGCAAACCGCACCGAACGTGGGGCGGAGGACGTAGACTTCTCCGCCCAGGTTCAGCGTGACCTCGCCGCGCGCCTTGTTCGCCACGATCAGACCGCCACGTAAATCGGCGTGCCGTGGGAATTGAGCGTGAGGGAGTAGGTTTCGGCCCCGTCATGATCCCCGGTCCGCTCGTAGTTCGAGATCTGGAACGCGCATTCCAAGCGGTCGCCGTTCTCGAAAGTGATTTCGAACAAGTTGATGCTTTGATTGAAGGCCCACTGGCGCACGGTCTCCTCACCCGCGGTATCTTGAAAGACGCCGCCGGCCGATATGTTGAGGGAACGCACGCCGGCGCCGGACAGGCGTTGCTGCCAACCGTTGTCGTCCTTGGTGGTGACGTCGACGTCCTCGCCGTTAATGGTCCAGGTCGTCGTGCGCAGGCCCGCCAGAGTGGTGAATACTTGAGGCGAAGTTCCTGTCAGGTCGGCCTTCAAGAGGACGAGCTTACCTTTTTGTGCCGCCAATGTTCGATTCCTTCCATGGGAGAGACTATGGGCCTACCTGGCCCGCGATGTACCGCCTGCCTGGCGGGTTGATCCTTGGCTGTTAGGTACCCGCCGAGACGGCCCGCCATTCATCGGCATAAGATGCCGATCCGCATCCCGCCATGTCGGGCGTGCCGCGGGTGAAGTGCGCGACCTTGGCTTCGATCGCGGGATCGGACCATCCCTCCAGCCAGTTCCAAGATTCAGGCAAGCCCTTGACCGACTCGTCTTCAATCCAATGCAGGCCGTGCAGCCAAGCGCCACTGCGATTGTTGACCGCGTAGGGGGTCAGACCGGCACAGCGGCCGGGGCGCAGGACCATCAGGCTCGACCAATTCTTGCGCGGATAAACGGTTTGTATGAGGCCGGCCATCTTGTCGCGCTCGCACGGCCGGTGCTGGTGCTTCACGCAGGCAACGGCGGCATCCCCCGCTGCTTCGATCAGCTCGGCAATATCGGCGCGCCACAGCATGTCCGCGTCGCAATAGACGACAGGGTCGCGGCCGAATTCTTCCAAAAGAGGAATGCAGAACCGCGTGTAGCTGAAGTTGGTCGAAAACGGCCGCCCGTCGCGCCCGTCCCACATCTGGCCGCGCTCGTCGACCGAGTACGGCCGCCAGTAAATCCCCTTGGCGCGCAGCTCCCAATCTTTTAGCGCCACGATGTCGAGCGGTATGCTGGCATGGCGCAGCAGCGAGCGCCGGCAAACCTCGAAGGCGGCGGTATCGCGCTGATCCCAACCGATGTAAATTTTAGTTCCGGTCATCCGATAATCCGAATTTCGCTGGGTTAGGAGAAGGCCGTATAGAGCGCGGCGCCGTGCCGTCCCGCCGCTTTGAAATCTTGCAGGCGGCGCGCCCACCACGCCGGTTCTTCAATCGTAACGTGGCAGTTCATACCGTTAGGCAGGGACTTTTTGGCGGCCCGGCAGCATATGGAAAAGAACACGAACTTTCGCGCGGACCCGAAGCAGTGGCCCAACACGGCGTCCAGTTCGCCGCGCGGCACATGTTCCAGGACGTCGGTGCAGATCACACCGTCGAAGGATCCTTGGGGCCGAACGGCAAAGCGTGCGACGGCGGGGTCGTAGAGGGCCGGGCGCGGCACACCCCACCACTCATGGACGTTGTAGCGGTCGTACTGCTGGCCTTGGCCGCAGCCGTAATCGAGCAACGTCCGCGCCCCATGGCGTTGAACCGCGTCATACACATGCCAGGCAACCCGCAGCAAGGACCGGCCCGGAAACAACATGCCGTGCGCATGCATCTGCCGATACTGTCCGATCAGAGAACCTTCGCTCATGCGGCTAACAGCCAATCGAAGGGCCCGCCGCCCGCGATCTCGCTGACCGTCCACTGGGCCCACGCCAAGCGTTCCATGGCGGGCAGGCGGTCTGGATAGGCCGGCGCCTCGATACCCTGAATGCCGCGCGCGCAAGCCCCGGCGCAAACGATATTGGGCGCTTCGTAGAACACCGGCACACCTTGTATAAGCGCCTGCACCGCGACGCTGCCGGCCCAGGTGACAAGCCCGTGCGCACCGGCAAGAGCTTCATCCAGAGATCCTTGAGTCTTTGCCAGCTCCGGATAAAGGCGGCTTTTCGGATGAGCGCGAAACAAGATGGATCGCTTCGACACGCGCTTGAGCCGAGAAGAAGCATCATCGTGCCACAACGGCGGGCTGGCCATGCGGAAACTGCCGATCCCGCGTTGCTCCGTCACCAGGATATGCGATCCGGCGCGGCGCCACGGCCGCAACGAAATACCGAACGACGCCCAGCGCTCCGCGCCGCCGGTGCGCCAGCGGCCGGCGCCATTGTGATCGTGCAGCGCGAGAGCGAAGGCCGCCTCGCCCCCGATCCGCCGCAAGTAAGCCTCCTCGCACACCAAGACCCGGCCTCCAGCCGCCTCGAAGGCGCGCGCGGCATTTTCCTTCGTGCCGCGATGGACGGTCCAGGTGACCAGCACGTCACGGTTGTCGCGCGGTTGCCCCGTGCCCTCGACGATGCGCCAGCCGGCGCGTTGAAGGCCGCGCAGGATCGTTTCGTGGCGGCCATCGGCAAATCGGTTCGGCAGTAAACTATAGGCTGTCGGCGAGCGCCTGCTCGAGGGACGCCTTCGGGAAAACATCGAGGGCGCTCCCGGGCGTGCAGTTGACGACCCTAACGCCGATCGCATCCAAGCCATGGGACAGTCCCTCGAAATGGGGCAAGAAAATATCGCGAAACAAGTTGGGCCGGGTCGGCCAGTCTTCGTGATCGCCGAACCAATGAGTGCGGCCGTCCGGCGCCGGTTTCATGTCGTAGCCGAGCAAGAGGATGCGCCGGGCGCCCAGGTGCACGCCCAAATTGATCGCCTGGTAGCCGCCGTTACGCCCCGTGCGCAGACCACGCGGGTCGCGCTCCAAGCCCTCGATCCCGGTATTTTCCAGTATCTCGATATCGGGCCAGGCGCCGACGAGATCGGCGCTGTTGGACAGAGTCACTTTCAAGTTCTTAAAGACCGGCACGCCGCCGTGTTTACGCCACCAACGCCCGTCGCAGGCGTAGAGAACATCGGCCCAGGGCGCCAAGCGCCAGGCATCGTTGATGGCGATAATTCGGGCCTTGCCGCGAAGCGCCGTGACTTGCGCCGCCGTCAGGCTCGGCCCACCGCCCAGACAGGCGAAGGTCTCTCCCGGCCACAGACGCGGTACGGTCCAGGCCATGATCTCACCCGATTTCAAGCAGCCTGGGTAATCGCCCGGAAGCGCTGCACGCCATGACGGGTCAAGCCGTCGCTATCGAGGAAAGTCGTGGCGAATTCGAAACGCAGGAGGACAAGCGTGTGCCCGACCAGGCTCAGCGCTTGCTGGTCCAGTGCCTTCGTGACCGCGGTCATGATATCCTTTATTTCCCGTAAACCCCGGTAACGCGACCAAGCGTGAAGCGTCAGCGTTTGCTCCATGCCCTCGTGGGTCTTGACGTCGAAAGGACCCGACGTTGCCTCCCCGATGACGAGGTAGGGAAAAACACTTTCGGGCGGAACATGATCGAATATTCGCGCAGGGTCTCCAATATGGGTTTTAACATCCGCGTCCGCGCTCAAGGCGGCGAAGATCGCGGTTTGCAAAGCCCATTGAGAATCGGCGCTCATGAGCGGCCGCCGCGTAAGGCATCGCGCGCGGCCTTCTTCAAGCGCGCCCTGATCCGGCTTTTGCTCGCCTCGAAGGCCGGGTGCAGCCAGGGCCGCGCCGCCATGCGTTGAGTCCCGAATTCCAACTGGGCGCCATAATCCAGGCCGGTCCCGACCTCCGCCGAAAAACCGTCGGCGCTCACCCGGGCGAAAATGCTATCGCGCAGCCGTCCGCTATCCACGCGCGGCGGCTCGCCCGGCCGCGACGCCCCGCCGGCGCCCGGCTTGCTAATGAAATCTCGCGCGGTCCGGCGCAGGTCTTCGGCGCTCTCGGCCACGGCCCGCGCCAGGATATCCCGGCGTAACGTCAGTTTGTTCCGGCGAATCACGTCGCTACTCCTTCCTCGCACAAAAGCTCAAGCATCCGATGGCGCTCGCCAACATCCACGACCGCCCGGATGTTAAAGGTCCGCGCCCCAAACACGACCCGCATGCCGCCGGTCACGCCCATCCGGAAGCGAATTGCGATGCGATGGGTGACTTGGCTTTCCAGTTTCATGGCGCGCAGCCGCTCGGTCCCGTTGAGCGGCATAATGCCGCCCCAAACGGTTGCCACCGTGACCGCCGCCGCCCAGGGATCGCCGGCCTGCCCACCGCCGCCGTCGCTAACAGGGGATCGGGCTTGCAAAATCAGCCGATGGCGCAGAGACCCGGCCAAAGTTTTCATAGTCGTCATTTCAGAGCCGGGCCACGACAAGGGATCGCCACAGCGCGCCGGCGCCGGATTCGCGCACCGCCGCCTCGTCGGCGCCATCGCCACGGTTTTCAAAAAGATGGGCCGCGAGCTGAACGATACCTTGGCGCAGACGCGCGGGCACATCGCCCGGTGTATCGCCATGGCCGGCGACAAAGCGCACTTCAATTCCGTTCGCCGCACGCCCCGGCACGGGGAATGCCTGTCCCGCCCGGGCGACGAGACGGCCGGGAAGGCCCGCCGCATCGACCGAATAGGAGCTTGCGGGCCATAGGGTTTCCGTGTCGTCTTCGGCGAAGGTCTTGACGTGCACCACCGATCGCAGCGGGGGCCGCGGAAGAAAAAGGGCGCGCGCACTTGTCGTCTCAAAGGCTTCTTCGCGCCAACCTTCGTGCAAGATCGCGCAACGAGTTCCGCTCGGCCACCCATCGCGGTACAGCGTCCAAGTCTGGGCGATCAGGGCCCGGCGCGTGAAAAATTCGCACACCTCGCTCGCGGATCGCAGAACCGCCAGAAGGACCGCGTCCTCGATAGTTTGATCGTCGTCCAGGCGCAGCTGCGCTCTCAGCTCGTTCAGATCCACCGGCAAGCGCGCCGGCGGCACGGTGAGCTGTAGTTTCAACGGTTCTCGCATCGCAGGGTCCAACTTCGTTCCACGGTTCGTCCCAAGGCGGTCGTGATCGTGTTAGTCAGTCCGTAGACTTGGCCGGCTTGGGCGCCGGACAGAAAAACGCGAGTCACCGTACCCGTGGCGGATGCGCCCGACAGGGCGGGCCCGGCGGGATCGACCGACCAGAGACTGGTTTGAATCGTGTCGTCCGGACTGCCGCCATCGGCTAGGAAGTCAACCCAGTCGCAGGCATAATCCAGCGTTTCATCGGGATCGATAAGGCGGTAAGGCATCAGGGATAGAGATCCTGCTTGGTTACGACGATATGGACCCGCGCGCCCTCGTCCTTGACGTAGCAACGCACGCCGTCGAGTTCGGCATAGAGCCATTGTTCGCGGCGCACCCGGGGCGTGCAGGCGTGCTTTATGGCGTTACGTTTGCGCAGCTTCGACCCAGGAACATCCGGACAGACCGTCAGGGCGATGCGGCCGTTGGTCGCATGCTGTTCCTCGCCATCCGCCCCGACGATGGAGAACTCTGGCGGCAATTGCGCGTCTTCGGCCACGGCGATCAAATCTCGTCGTAGGCGAAAGTCAGCGTTTCAGCGGCAAGAACGCCATTACTCGCTGTCGGCTCGACCTCCATGACCAGAACCAGGAAATCGCCGATCTCTTCGAACGGGGACCCGTCGGTAAAGGGCCCGGTGTTGATTCCGTCCAAGTCTATGGGGCTGCCCTGGGTGGCGATGAAAAAGTCCGCCATGTTTTCGACCGGCGATCCGGCGGCGGCCGACTGCGGCGGGTCCGCCGCCTCGTTCGGTACGACAGGCTGGATGTAGGCGCCGGTCACCGCATGCCAAAGTTTTACGCCGGTGCCGAAGCTGTTGGCCCCGTCCGAATAGGCGCGCAAGTTACTGATTTGAGTAAACGCGCCGCCGGCGATTTCCAGACGCAGCCACTTCTCGAAGGAATACTCCTGCCCGCCGCCCGGTACGACCAGAGGATCATTCAGATCGACATTCGCGTCGCCGGCGTTCTTGAAACGAATTGTTCCCGCTGTCTTATTACTTTTGGTGCCAGGCGCGGCCCCATTGTATTCGTTGATGACGACGTTCGCGGCCATGTCAATGTCTCCTATTGCCGGATTGAATCAGACTTCGCCGCAGCCCGCCCGCGACCGAGTGGCCGCCGCGCCCGGCGACCTTGAAGGTTCGGCTTCCAGCCGCCGCGGCCATCAGACCGATGACCGCATCCAGCGCGGCCGCACGGCCCAAGCTTGCGCGCAGGACACTTTGCAGCGCCAAGCCGGGAATCTGTTGTTCGCGTAGCGCCACGGCGTCGAGACTGGCGGCACCGCCAAGGCTCAGCGCCAGCCAGGCGTCCAGAACCGCTGTTTCCTGGTCCGGCGCGCGCAACGCCGCTTCTAGTGCACCGCTCAAAAGGTTGATATTTTGAATCGCGGCATCTAGTGCCGCGCCCCGTTGAGCCGCGCTTTGGGCCGTTAAATTGGCGTCGAGCCCGGTGGTTTGGCCGAGCACACTAATCAGTGCCGTGTCGAGACCTGTCTGGGCCTGGACGATGGCCTGAACCGCGAGCCCAAGGTTCACACTCCCCAATAAGCTTTTTTGCAGCGCGGCGCCTGCCAGCGCCGATAAAACAGCTTCGGCCCGCAGGGCAGCATCGGCGGATGCCAAAACACTGGCCTGACGCTGCAACGTTGCCTGTAACGATACCGTGGCCGTGCGCGCAACCGCGCCACCGGCCAAGACCGGCCAGACTCGCGGCACCCGCGCTTCGCGGTATTTGTCCCAGCGCGGACCCGGGTCGTAATCGGCCCACACCTCCGCCGCCGGCCAGGCGCGCTCATAAGCCGCTACGCAGAATACGTCGATGTCGATGTATTCGCCGGTTCCCGCCGCATGGCCGATGTGCATATCGCTTGCCGTTGAGTGATCCGCCGATCCAAAACTATCGGACCCGATCTCCACGCCATCCATGTAGATGCGCGCATTCGTCCCGTCTTGGGTTAGCACGACACGGTGCAGTCCAACCGCCGCCGCGCCGGCGTTTATGTCGAATGAACCGCCGCCGGACCACTTTCCAAAGATCCACTGATTGCTCGGGTTGAGCCAAAGTCCGACCCAGGTCGAGCCGGTCTCGCGGCCCTTGGTGATGACGCCCGCCCAGGCGCTCGGCAGGGCGCGAAGCTCGAACCACATGGTAAGTGTCGAGCCGCGCGTCGAGCCATCGAAAAACGTACTGCTGATATTCCCCGGATTTAGGAAATCGGCGTCGGCCTTGACCAATTTAACCGCGCGGGAACTAAGCGCCGCGCTGGCAATCCACTCGGGCGTGCCGGTGAAAGCCGCGGGGGAACCGCGACCGGTGAACTCACGCAAGGCGCTGTTGCCGGGCGGTCCAAAGGCCGACCAGTGGCCGATGTTGCTGCTATCTGGCTTAAGCGCGAAAGGCCAGCGCGGCGCCCGATTACCAACCGCGTGACGAAAGTGCGCCGGATCGAAGCGCATTAAACCTGATCCACGCTCACCGGCACATATTGCATCGCGTTACCCGTGGCGGCGAGGGCGGCGCCGGATTCGTTCGCGGCGCGGAACTTAACGTATTGAGCATGAACCGGGACGGCGAACACCTTGATGACCGCCGTGGTGCCATTCATCTGCACCACGCCGACCAGCATATCGTTGCCGGAGTCCGAAAAGTCCGTGTTCTCGTTAGACCACTGGGCGTAGATTTCGACCAGGCCGGTGTTGCCCGCCGCGTTGCCGTCGAGCTTAGCTTCCAGGCTCAAGGCGAAGGGGCCTGGGCTCCCTAGATTGATGGCGTTGGACGTGGCGCTCGATCCGTTTGCCAAGCTGGCGAGCGTAATCGTAATTGCCGTGTCGGCGCCGAAGTTTTGCCGGATGTCTTCAGCCATGAACTAGGTCCTGGGTTCTGTTTGTACTCACGTTTACCCTGGAAAAGAGTCGGCGGGGCCAAGACCCCGCCGCAGGTACAGGGAGGCGGTCGAAAGTATGGGATCAAGACACCGGGGCGTGGCGCGGATGTCCTCGGTTGACGATCACGCCCACCGGCCCGCCGATTGTCAGACCGGTCGGCGTCAGGGTGGCGCGCAGAAATCGTTTTTCACCGACATAACCGACGGTAGTCGGCGCAAGGTCACTGGATGGGCTGGCGACAACACCCGCGGTGACGCCGCTTACGCCGGTCACATGGGCGTCGGTAACCTCCGCGTAGGTGCCCGGCGCGCCGCTTCCATTATCGTCGGCATGTTCGAGTTTAACAGCGACTTGCGCCGAACCGGTGGGCGAGGCGCCCATTTCGCCGATAACGCCGAAATGAACCACGACCTGCGCCGCGTTGAACCCGGCGAGATCGACATTGCTGGAAATCAAAGCGCCGCCCGCCTGATTGATCGTTTGGGCCACGAGGGCCTGAACCGGCGCGAGATTGCTGTTTAGGTCTTGCATGGTCATGTACGATCTCTCCTTAAACGCTGACTTTGAGCTTGCGAATCGCTTCGGCCAGGACCACCTGCCCGCCAACACGGCGGCGCGCGATGAAGCGAATATTCCCGCTGGTTGCCTGGGTGAAAGGATCGCGCAGAATCGATAGATTGATCCGGTCGACAATCGTGTAGGCCCGGCGCAGGTCGCCGAAGACGATCGGCACGGCGCCGGCGGCCACATCCGGCATGTCGGGAACTTCAAGATAGGCTTGACCGAGAATTGTGTTTGGCACGCCGCTAGCCAAGCCGGGCTGCCAGATATAGTTGTTCTGGCCGTCCTTCATCTTGCGGACCTCGCCCAGGGTCGCGCGATTGAGCAACCACCAGCCTTGTAAGGCATATCCGGTCTTCAGGTCGTGATAGAGATCGATCAGACCGTTTGCCTGGCCGGTGGCGTCGGCGATGCCGGCGGCGCTGCCGCTCACGGTTTCGCTGACTTCGCTGTTTTGAAGAATGCCCTCGGGCTTACCGCTTCCATTCCCGGTCACGAAGGCGGCGCCTTCGGTCACCGCGAATTGTTCGGAGAATTCTTGTTGCAGCTCCGTTTCAAGATTGAATTCGGAATCCTCCATCATCTGCTCGGACACGTCGAGCAGGGCATACATTTCGTGCGTCGGAAATTCCTCGAGCCCGTAGGTTAAGCCCTCGGTTTCACTCCGCACCGCGGATTCAGCGGTCCAGAGCGCGCCGAAGGA